GATTGCCTAGTCTTGGTGCTACTCCTAGTCTCGGTGGTCCTGCTCAGGCGACACCGGAAGCAGCAGCACCAGCGCAACTCCAGACAAGTCTCTGAAATAGAGGATAGAATACCGTGAATAAGTGGTTTGCTATAAGCCTAGGCACTGTCCTAGGCATAGGGCATATTGGTATGATTGGTTTGCTTGCTAATCGTAATCAGTTCCCGCAATTGAATTTGCCAATAGGAGATTATACATCATATCAAGTTGAAGCAAATGAGAATGGATATAGAATACAATATAGAGCAAATGACCCTAAAGTAATGGAGGTAACTAAGGACGTTAATCGTCCTGCAGGCTTTCTGGGACTCGGAAAAGCAGAAGTGTATTCCAAACAACAATACACGATGGATGGGTCTTTCCACTTATCGGATCGATCAGGTTCAAAGATGTCTGCCGCCCAAGAACAATGTATCAAGGCGGCCGGTGGAGGAGAACAAACAGGGAGGATTGTCGGCGGTAGCGTCGGTGCCGCTGTTGGTACTACTGGTCTCGCCTCTATTCCTTATGTGGGTTGGGTGCTCGCTGGTGCTGCTACTATGCTCGGCATGGAACAAGGTGCAGAAATAGGTGGTGATATCGCAACAGAGTTCTCTGGGGCTTGCCAAGAAGTTGAAGAGAGTATAAAATAGGTAAATACCTATGTAAAAGGTCTCTTGCCTTATGGACTGGGACTTAGAAAATGAAAACCTCAAACTCGAAGGCATGATTCACATCTACCAAGAAGAGATAGAGAAGTTGGAAACCGAGAACGAAAAACTCGAAGAGAGAGTTGTCGTGCTCGAAAGAAGGCTGCGCTATTACCAAAAGAATACTATAGATATTAACGAGGCACTATCTGAAGCATAACTTACATGAATTATAATGATGCAGGTGTGAACATAGAGGCAGGAAGAGATTTTGTAGAGAAGATCAAAAAGAAAGCTCCCACTATAGGGGGCTTTAATGGTATGTTAAGAATTCCATCAAAGTATAAGAAACCTGTATTGGTTTCTGGTGCTGATGGAGTGGGTACTAAACTAAACTTAGCATTCATTGCTAATGATTATACCACTATAGGTATTGATCTCGTTGCTATGTGTGTCAATGATGTGATTACTTGTGGTGCTAAACCATTATACTTTCTAGATTATATTTCTACTAAGAAGTTAGATGGTAGATTGGATGATATCATTCAGGGTATTGTTGAAGGATGTGAAATCTCTAAGATGGAACTATTGGGTGGTGAAACTGCTGAACATGGTAGATTCTCCAAAGATATTGATCTTGCGGGATTTTGTACTGGTATTGTAGAAGAAGATAAGATAATAGATGGAAGTAAAATACAACCAGGGGATTTAGTTGTTGGTATAGAAAGTAGTGGACTTCATAGTAATGGATATAGTTTGATTAATGATATGTTATGGAGACATAAGATATTCTATAAAGAACATCCTGAATTACTTACACCGACTACCATATATGCTCCATTAATCATGTATCTTCTTAGGAAGAAAAGACCTATTCATGGTATGGCACATATAACTGGTGGTGGTATTCCTGAGAATCTTCCAAGGTGTCTTCCAGAAGGACTTAAGGTAGAAGTTGATTATGATTCATGGGATCGTCCTGAGATTTTTAAAACTATTGCAAAAGCAGGTGATATATCAGAAGATGAAATGAGGAAAGTATTTAATCTTGGAATAGGGTATTGTTTGATCATTCCTCAAGATTCATATGTAGATACTGGGATTAAAATCTGGGGTCATGGTATGAGATCTTGGGTCATTGGTGAGGTTTCGTCTAAATAATAGGAGACGCTATATTTTAATGGCTTGTAAGAAAGGCGAGTATTATTGTAATGATGAGCAGAAATGTAAACCCATTCCTGCTGGTCATAAAGTGCTTCCTGATGGTGAGTTAGTGAAGGAAAGTAGTCTTAATAGAATTCGTAGTAAGTCTACGAAAGGTGGAATGGCGATCATCTCTGCTGCTAGAGGTGAGAAGTCTAAGAAAGAAAATAGGAGACGTGATACTAAGTTAGGAAAAGATTTCCCTGGTTCTACTAAAGTTAAAGGTAAGTATGGTAAAGAGGAAGAACCATCAAGAGTAGTTACTTCTGGTAAACTAGGTAAAAGAAAGTTTGCTAAGAAAGTGAAGAAAGCAGGTGCCAAATATGACCAGGATTCTGTATTAATACAGAAGAAACCAGGTGGTTCTGCTACATTACATGGTACTAGGAAAGATGCATGGCCAGGTAAAGGTAAAAGAGTTAAGGCAGGTAAGATGAAGCCAGGAAGAACTGGTGAACATGGACATAGTGAAGTAAAGGGTAAGAAGTTTACTTATGAGTCCTCAACTATGGAGAGGACAAATGGTATAAATCTTTGTGTTTCTTTAGTTTGGCGTGGTAGATATTATACTCCTCAGATATTCTTCCCTAGTTTAAAGAAGCCATCTAGAAAAGATGTAAACGATTCTATTCAAAAGGTATATCCTGGTGCTAGGGTTAATGCTTATTATGAGCATCCTATTGAAAGGAATCAACCTATTATTAAACTTCCAGAAGAAAATAGTATCGCTGAATCACTTATTCGCCATATGAGAAAATAGTATGAGTCAAGAGATATATCTCGGTAATCCCAATCTTAAGAAAGCAAATACTAAGATTGAGTTCACCGCTGAAAACATTGAAGAGTTTGTTAGGTGTAAACAGGATCCTGTTTATTTCGCTAGGGAATATATTAAGATCGTCAACGTTGATGAAGGTCTAGTTCCTTTTGACATGTGGCCTTTTCAGGAAAAACTGATACAAAGGTTCCATGATAATAGATTTAACATATGCATGATGCCACGACAGACTGGTAAGTCTACCACGTCTGTATCATATCTTTTGTATTATGCATTGTTTAATGATAATGTTAACATCGGTATTCTTGCAAACAAAGCAGCAACTGCAAGGGATTTATTAGCAAGACTTCAAACTGCATATGAGAACTTACCCAAGTGGATGCAACAGGGTATTCTTGTATGGAACAAAGGTAGTTTAGAACTAGAGAACGGTTCTAAGATTATGGCAGCATCTACATCTGCTGCTGCAGTTCGGGGTATGACTTTTAACATCATATTCTTGGACGAATTTGCGTTCGTACCCAATCATATTGCTGATGATTTCTTTAGTTCAGTTTATCCTACTATTTCATCTGGACAATCTACTAAGATTATTATAGTTTCTACCCCTAAGGGTATGAATCATTTCTACCGTATGTGGCATGATGCGGAGAAAGGTGAAAATGAATATGTTCCTACGGCAGTTCATTGGAGTGAAGTGCCTGGTAGAGATGAAGCATGGCGAGCACAAACTATTGCTAACACTTCAGAATCACAGTTCAAAGTTGAGTTTGAATGTGAGTTCCTGGGGTCTGTTGATACTCTTATATCACCGTCTAAGTTAAGATCTTTAGTTTATGATAAACCAATCATGTCCAATGAGGGGTTGGATTTGTATGAGCAACCAATAGAGAAACATGATTATGTTTGTACAGTGGACGTTGCACGTGGTGTAGGAGAGGATTATTCTGCATTTATAATTGTTGACATAACAGAATTCCCCCATAGGGTAGTGGCAAAATATAGAAATAATGAAGTTAGACCTATGTTATTCCCTAATGTTATTTGGGAAACTTGTAAAGGATACAATAATGCATTCATATTAGTAGAAGTAAATGATATTGGAGATCAAGTAGCATCTATTATTAACTATGATTTTGAATACCCCAATCTCCTTATGTCATCTATGAGGGGAAGGGCAGGTCAAGTTATTGGCCAAGGGTTCTCTGGTAAGAAGACTCAGTTAGGAGTCAAGATGTCAAAAACTGTTAAGAAGGTTGGGTCATTAAACCTTAAGACAATGGTTGAGGCAGATAAGGTACTGTTTAGAGATTATGATATTATATCTGAACTAACTACTTTTATTTCAAAGAGTAACTCATTTGAAGCAGATGATGGATGTAATGATGACCTAGCAATGTGTTTAGTCATATATGCATGGTTAGTACAGTGTGATTACTTTAAAGAATTAACTGATCAGGACGTTAGACAGAAGTTATATGATGAACAAAAGAATCAAATAGAACAGGATATGGCACCCTTTGGATTCATGTCTGATGGGTTAGAAGATCAAGATAGTTTTGTTGATGCACAGGGAGATACTTGGAGTACAGTAGATGAATATGGGGATAGATCATATATGTGGGAATACAATTCATAACTGTTCATAGACTATTTCCCCTTCGAAAATCCCCTAAACTCTAAATAATCTTAGAGCAATTGGGAACCTCAGAGGGACGTAAACATGGCTATTCAGTTAGTATCGCCTGGTGTATTAATCAGGGTC